TAGGAAAATTTCCCTGGCGTTGTCTCCGGCGGCTTGCCAGGTGGCGGCCAGGGCGCGTAGACCCTCGGCCCGGGCGCGTCCGTCTTCGATGATGCTGGCGGCTTCCCCCTTAGCCTGGGCTTGGGCCTGCTGGCAGGCGGCGGCGGCGGGGGCAATCACATCGGCCTGAAGTTGCTGTTTGTTACGGATCGGGGGGGATGGGATCTGGGGGGTTGGGTGGGCTGAGATGGGATGAGCCGGGATGTATTGGGCTGACTGGGTTTTGGGCGCTGCGACATGGTGGCGCTTTTTTGTGGGTGGATCAGGTTGTTGGGGTGTGACGGTTGGGGTGGATCAGGAATTTGGGATCTGGGGGTGTGTGACAGTTGGGTGGTTTGCGACACGGTGGCGGGTTTAAGGGGGCTTTAAGGTGGGGTGGGAGCGGTGGCCCTGGTGGTGGTGGCCAGGGCGGTGGTGGTGCATTGCTGCGCGAATGCACCCTACGGGGTGGGGTCTTTGGTGGGGGGGAGTTTGCTGAGGTCTAGGGTGGTGAGCTGGTGGAGGCAGGTGAGGATGGGTTCTAGTTGTTCGGGGTTGTCGAAGTCGGGGTGGGTGGCGAGGGCGTGGGCTTTGGTGAGTAGGGCTTCGATGGCTTCGAGGCGGAGCTGGTCGCGTTGGGCTTGGCGCATTTCTTCTAAGGCCCAGCGGGCCTCGGTGATGGGGTCTACGGTGAACATGGCTTTACCTGGGTAAAATGGGGTGAAGCCCTGAGATAGCTTGATTTTAGCCCCCTGGTAGCTGTGCCACTAGGGGGCTTTTGCTGGGGGTTAGAGGTAGTTGCCTTGGTAGCTTTCGAGGATGCGGCTGAGGGAGCGGAGCCGATGGTTGACGGTGGTGGCTTGGATTTGGATGAGGCCGAGCATGGTGCTGGCTTCGCTGTTGTCGGTGGGGAGGAAGGCGGCTCCGAAGGCGGTGAGGCAGGCTTTGAGTTGGGCGGCTTCGATGGCCCCGGCTGTGGCGTGGGCGTAGGCTTCGAGGTAGGGTTCTTTGTGCTCTTGCCGCCACTGGTGGAGCTGGGCCTGCATGGTGGCTTCTAGTTCGGGCTGGCTGCCCTGGCCGCTCATCCATTCGACGACCCAGGCGGTGACGGCGACGGCGAAGGCGGGGCTGCACCACATGGCGAGGTGGATGGCGGCTTGGGGGTGAATCCAGGTGCCGCGCAGTTCGTTGGGGCCGGAGGTGATTTTGTGGATTAGATGTTCGGTCAAAATCCCGACCGACCCTGAAAGCTCCTCTAGGTAAGCCTTTGAGGATTCGAGGGCAAGGTATTGACGCAGCTTTTTGCCGTTGGCCTCGCACATTTTGGTGGCGTGGATGTAGCCGTCGGCGGTGCGCTGGCTGATTTGGGCGTCTTGGAAGAGGCGGGGAAGGGTGGATGGCATAATAAATACCGTTGAATGTGTGGCTACTATGGTAGCCGAAAGCCCCGTAACCTAATGGCTGCGGGGCTTTTGCTGGGTTTGGGGGTGGTGTTGCGGGGTGTTAAGGCGGGTGTGCCAGTTGGGGGCCAGGGGCTATGGAAAGCAGGGGCTATGGAAAGCGAATTTCCTCACCTATGGAAAGCTATGGAAAGCTATGGAAAGCTATGGAAAGCGAATTTCCCCACACATGGAAAGCACCGGGGAGCCATCGTTGCGGAAGGAATTTAAACACGGCGGCTCGATGCTAGTCGCTGGTGTTTAAATAGCCGAGCCGTTTTTCGCCTTGGTACTGCGCTGACGATCTGGGTTCTCCTCAACCGGCAGGTCGCCAACCAGAGCCAGGTAGTATGCCCGCTGATCCTCTTGGAGCGCGTGGATGATTTTCTGCAGGTTGGCTACGGAAACGCTGTCGCCCCCATTCTTGAACTCACTGATCTGTGACTGGTTGACCCCAGTCTCACGCGCCAACCTGGCTCCGCTGATGCGGAACTCGAACATGGTGCGGCGTAGGGCTTCTCCGAATTGCATCCGAATCTCTTGGAATACGTTGAATAACTTAAATATACCGTTAAGTTCTCTATGGCGTCGATAGTTCAAGTTTACTAAGATTGCCTACACACCTTGAAAATTGTTAATTCCATACGGTTGACATATTTTTTATTAGGTGTTTTGGTATTCTTAAGTTATTCGACGTGATCGAAGGTTAGGCGGTATGACGAAGACCGAAGAGGGGTTGACCCCTAATCACATCCGACGAGCCGAGTCTAGGCAGATTGCCCAGATCTTCGGCACGACAGAGCAGACGGTCTACAACTGGCGCTCTGGAAACAGCTTCATCTCTGGGAAGTTGCTGGAACAGGCTAGCCTTCGCACGGGCCTCTCAAAGGAAGTCCTGATCCGTGGGCTTGACCTGTTCCGGGAAGACTACCGTCGCGCCAGGGATGCGCGGGAAGACGTGAGTGAGTTCCTTAGAACTCTGAAGGTGACGGCAACTGCTGACGAGGTGGCGTGATGACCGGACAGATTCTATCCGCGAAGCTTATTTCTGATGCCGTTGGCGTAACGGTTCAGGCAGTCATCCAACGGATGTGGCGGCTTGGCATTGCGCCTACGAAGTTGCCTAGTTCTAAGGCTTCGTGCTGGACGATAGATCAGCTACCTCCCGACTGGCGGGAGATCGTTGGGGAGGTTTATCAGATCCCCTATAGCCTGCCGAAGCCTCGCGTGGCGCTAGATGTTTGGGTTGAGGTTGACCGGGTGGCCTTGATGCTGGGTGAACGGGCAGAGATGGTTGAAGCTCACCTGGTAACGTCTGGCGTTGACGACCGTGGCTGTGAATTTTGGCTGCTTGACCCTCGGTTTCCTCAGGCTTGGCAGCGGATAATTTGCGAGGCGCTGGGCCTGGAATGGCGGCGTGATGTGATTGATACGGTTTTGAGAAAGGCGATGGTGTCATGAAAGAGATTTGGCTTTCCTCTCCTGAACAATCAAGCCTGATCGGAGTTTCGAGGCAGGCGATTAACGACTATTTAAGGGGTGCTGATGTGCCGACCCGGCCACGGTCAGGGGTCAAGGGGCAGGAAGCAAACGTCCTTCACCCTGCCTACCGCTCAGATTGGCAGGCGATCATCGTTGAGAAAATGGGCCTCTCTCTATATAAGGAGGCCGGGGAGATGGTGGGCGGTGCCCAGCCCGTGGATGAGGCGGTGGCGGTGGATTGTGAGGTGGTGGTGGATGAGATCCCCCCTGCCCCCCTTGCAAAGGGTGGTGAAGCGGGTGGCCTGGTGCTGGCCGAGATGACGGGGCCACTGGCCAACCTGCTGAAGGTGAGCGTTCCCGACGATGGGGCCGAACTGGCTGAAGTGGCGCAGGAGGGCGACCCCAAAGCCCTGGCGCGGACGTGGTACATCCAGGCGCATCTACGGTTTTGTGAGCACTTTGGGCTGAGCCTGGTGGATTGCGAGTATGAATTTTGCAAGGCGCTGAAAGCTGGAGCGCTGGCGGTGCCCAACTGGGTGAGCCGTGCCCAGCGGATGCCCAGCCGCACCACCCTGGCCCGCTGGAAACAGGTGGCCCGTGAAGAGGGTTTAATGCGCCTTCAACGGCGACGCACACCGGGGACAGGCAAAGTGATTGACCGCAACCCGGCCATGAGCGCCATGCTGGTAGAGATGCTGGCGACCTGGCCCCACATGGGCGGCAGACAGGCCCACCAACTACTGAAGGCCCGCTTTGCCGAAGTGCCCACCCATGCCACCATTCAGCGCTGGCTGAACGGGTGGAAAACGGCCAACCACAACTTTTATATGCGGCTGAGCAACCCCGACCGCTGGAAGAACATCTACATGCCCGCCTTTGGCAGCCGGAGCGAAGGCATTGAACGGGTGAACCAACGCTGGGAACTGGATAGCACCCCGGCAGACGTGATGCTGCTGGATGGCCGCTGGACGATTGTGGGCTGCATTGACGTGTACTCTCGGCGGGCCAAGCTGGTGGTGAGCAAGACATCGAAAGCGCTGGCGATCATCAACCTGCTGCGGCGGTGCATCCTCGATTGGGGCGTGCCCGAGGAAATTAAGACCGACAACGGCAAAGACTATACGAGCTTTCATGTGCAGCACACCCTGGCGGCGCTGGGCATTCAGCATCACCTGTGCAAACCCTTTACGCCGGAGGAAAAGCCCCACATTGAACGGTTCTTTGGCACCTTTAGCGGCGGGCTGCTGGAGATGCTGCCGGGATACATTGGCCACAACGTGAACGACCGACAGGCCCTGCGGGCACAACAAAGCTGGGCCGAAAAGTTTGGGGGCGGGCCTGCGGTGGCGGTGAGCCTGGGCAGCGGCGATCTGCAAACCTACTGCGACGAATGGCTGCGGACGGTGTATGAATTGGCGGTGCATGACGGCCTGAAGATGAGCCCCCAGCAAGCCTTTGCTGGGGCCAAGGTGCGCAAGCTGGAGGATGAGCGGGTGCTGGATCTGCTGATGGCACCGGGCAAGTGGGCTGCTGTGGTGAAAAAAGGCATTCGCTTTGAGAACGGCTGGTTTGTGGCGGAGGAACTGGCCCCACAGATTGGCAACCGGGTGCATTTGCGCCTGCCCGACGATGCAGGCCGGGTGTATGTGTTTGCCGATGAGACCTGTGCCCAGTTTATCTGCATTGCCGAGAACCCAGAGGTGACGGGCATTAGCCGCCGTGAGGTGGCCATTGCCGCCAAGAACTGGGCCAAGGTGCAAGCTGCCCAGGTGCGTAGCCTGAGAGCGGCCACCAAGGACGCCAACATTGCCAACCTGCCCCAGGAAGTGTTGGCGGGCAACAAGGCTATTGCCGACAACATTCTGAGCCTGCCTGCCCAGGCGGAACCCTATGCCCTGCCGAGTGCGACGGCGATGGCGGAGGCGGAGAAGTTTGAGGCGATGTTGGCCCCGGTGGCAGCGGTGGCCCAACAACCCCTGACCCCAGACGAGCGGCAACGCTTGGAGGCCCGCCAGCGGGAGGTGGAAGAACAGGCCAAGCGGCCTGCGAAGTATGACCCCGTGGCCGAACAGGAGCGCTACTACGAGTTGGTGTATTACCCGACTCGCCAGGGCGAACCGTTGACGGCGGAGGGCGAAGCCTTGCGGGCCGAGATTGACGGCCTGCATCCCAAGATAAAAGGCCAGTTCGAGAGGCTTGCCGAACGCGCTTATAAGTATCGCGTCATCGGCGTGACCCTCGACCAGGCCATGTAAAAACTCAATTACTACGGAGATCTTAGGCAATGAAGCATCACTTTGTCTACGTTAAGAATGCCTTGCGGTTGGAGCAAGCCTACGAATATCTGCGCGATGCGGAACCGCGCACCCCTCGGTTTGGCCTGGTGCATGGCTTTCCGGGGGCGGGCAAGACCATGGCGATTAGCGTGTTGAGCAACGACGTGGGCGGCTGCTATGTGCGGGCCACGGCAGCTTGGACACCTCGCACCATGCTGCGCACCATCCTGCGGCGGATGGGCCGGGAGGACATCAACGGCATCCAAGACCAGCTTGACGAAATTACCCGCCTGCTGACCATCGGCAACAAACCCCTGTTTGTGGATGAGGCGGACTATCTGTTTGAGCGGCGGGGACTGCTGGACTTGCTGCGCGACCTGCACGACATGGCCGGGGTGCCCGTGGTGCTGGTGGGGATGGAACGGATTAGCCGCAAGATTGGCAACCGGGAACTGCTGGCCAGCCGGGTGAGCGCTGAGGTGAAGTTCGACCCGACCGACATTGAGGACGCCCGCAAGGTGGCCGATACCCTGTGCGAGGTGGCCATTGCCGAGGATGTGCTGGCGGATCTGCATGGGCAATCCAACGGCAACATTCGGCGGCTGAAGGTGGGGCTGAGCCAGGTAGAAGCCTTTGGCCTGCGCTCTGGCATGGATCGGGTGACGCTGGCGGATTGGAAACGGGCAGAGCGGCCCTACTTCTTGGAGCGGGGGTTGTGATGGTGGCGACGATGGCAAAGACGACGACCCCCAAGGGCACCAAAAACCCAGCGGCCAAGCTGCTGTGTTGGCAGGCGATGCGGTGCCTGCGGACGTTCACGATTCGGCGGCTGGTGATGGTGACAGAGCTACCAGAGCGCACCGTTTACGACTACGTTAAAGCCCTATTAACGGTGGGCTACGTGAGGCAGGAAAGCGCCTACGACCCCCAGGGGGAACGGGGCAACGCCGCCCAGTATCGCCTGGTGAAGGACACCGGACTGTATGCGCCGCTGGTGCGCCAGGGGACGGTGATGGACTGGAACGCTCACCCCCGCCAGCGCGATGCCAACAGCCGGATGTGGCAGGGGTTGTGTGAGATGCGGGTGGTGGATGCGCCCCACCTGGCCAGCGTGGCCCGCCAGCGGGTGGTGACGGCCAGCCGATACCTGAAGTTTTTGGCGGATCACGAATTTGTGGTGGTGATTGACCCCAACCAAAACGGCAAGGCCGGAAGCTGGACGACCTACCGCCTAGTGGGCGACCCTGGCCCACTGCCACCGATGCGACGACGGGATGGAACCTTGCTGGACTTGAACAAGCTAACCCAACGGGTGAAGGAGCGCTGCCATGACTGAGGATTGGTTGACGGTGTTGCGGGAGAAGGTGGCTCAGAAGACCCAGGCCCAGGTGGCCAGACGACTAGGGGTTAGCTCCGCCATGATCTCCCAGGTGATTAGCGGCAAGTACCCCGCCGACCTAGAGAAGCTGGCCGAGCGGGTGCGTGGGGAGTTTATGGGCAAGAAGGTGTATTGCCCGGTGTATGGCGACATCAGCCGCCGCAACTGCATCGACCACCAGGCGCTTCCCTTCTTGGTGTCTGACCCGGATCGGGTGGCCTGCTGGAAGGCTTGCCGGAGCGGGTGTGAGAACAGCTTTTTGGAAAACGAGTACGGCGATTGGTAACGGCTAGCGCGTAGATGGGGAGGGCGGGGAGACCCCGCCCCTACGAGATGACGACAACTGGCACGGGAAAAGCGGCCCTTGGGGCTGGTGGGATCGTGCGTTCTTTTTGCAAACACAACGGAGAAACACGATGGCGTTGGAGTTTTTGGAGAGTGAGTTGCGGCTGGGCCTGAAGGACGTGGAGACGTTGAAGGCGTGGCAGTTGCACTACCTGCGGATGGCCGAGGAGCTGCTGGCCTGGGCGGGGAAGCTGGCCAGTGAGCCGGAGCTACAGGCGGGGCTGGACTTGGGGGCTGATCTGTGTGCGGCCCAGGTCAAGCGACTGGGGGCGATGGCGGCGGCGCGGGAATGGCTGGACAGCACCGATGTGCATGGCCAGTTGGTGGCGGCGCGGCATGAGTGGCGGATGCGCCTGGAGCGGCTGGAGCGGGAGGAAAAGGCGGCACGGGCTGGGGTGGCGGCATGAGCGCACCACGGCTTTGGCAGGTTTTTTTCTATGGCATGGCGGTGCATTTGGCGGGGCTTTGGGGATGCCATGTGATGGTGTCGCCTCGCCGGGAGGGAGGCCGACAACTGCTGCGGATTGTGGTGCAGCGGGAGGTGGCAGGACAGAAGGAGATGCCCGTGATTGCTGAGTTTGATGTGGAGGTGTGAGGTGCGTTGGTTGGTGTTGGCCGTGGTGCTGGGGTTGGCGGGGTGCGATGGCGATTGGCTGCCTGCCCAGTTGCCTTCGGAGACCTCACCCCCTAGCCCCCTCTCCCACGGGGAGAGGGGGGACAGGAGAGAAGACAAACCCTTTTTTGGAGGAATGACGGTGGATACGTGGAACTGGAGCGATGAGCAACTGGAGCAGGTGGACGACATCTTTGAGCGCGTGGAGGCGTTGGTGGCCGAGGCGCGGGATGCGATGACCACCGAGGCGACGGCCAGGGCGATGCAGGCGGTGCCGGGATACAGCATCCAGGTGGCGCGGCAAAACCTGCGGCAACTGCTGACGGAAACGATGGTGCTGTTGGAACTGTGTGATTTAACCCCGGTTGAACGGAGCGAGTGGAATGGACGATTTAGCAGCATTGCGGGACAGCCACGACGGGCTATTGGAGCAGTTGGAGGGGATGGGGCCAGTGGAGCGGGCGGAGGTGCGCCAGCGGATGTTGGCGAACCTGGTGACGTGCCAGACGGTGTTGGCCTGCCTGGATGTGATCGAGGGGTGCAGGCCGGGGATGGCAGTGCGGGAACGGATTGCCCCGTGGCCGACCCCGGCGAGTGCTCCGCCGACCCGACCCAGACGGGAGCCGAGGTTGCCTAGGTTTTGACCTCAGCCCCGGCCCCTCTCCCACCCTTGGGAGAGGGGAGCAAGAGAAGGGACAGCGTTGTTTAGCAGAGAGGAGGACGCGATGGATAGCGGACGTGGATCGGGGCGGTAGAGCCCTCACCCGTAGGGTGCATTCGCGAAGCAATGCACCTACCGGAGACCTCACCCCCTAGCCCCCTCTCCCAGGGGGGAGAGGGGGGACAGGAGATGGAGATCCCCCCCTGCCCCCCGTGGGAAGGGGGGTGAGTGAAAGAAGACCAGATGTTTATGGAGGATTTAGACGATGTTTAAGCAGCCTTTGAATGAAGCGAATGTGCCTGCCTGGGCGATTGAGGAACAGCCTGCGCTGACCTTTGATGGGGTGCCTCGGCAGTATCGGTTTGATGGCGAGGTGGGCGAGTTTTTGGTGGGGGAGATTGGGGCTGGCAAGGCGATCAGCATCCAGTTGTTTAACCGTCGATTGGTGACGGGGGAGCGCTGGGGCCGACCTAACCAAACCTGGATCGACCTGGCCTTTGTGGATGAGCAGGGCGTGGTGGGCGTGATGGCCCTGAAGAAGGAAAGCGCCATCAACCTGATTGAGACCTTTACGAGCGACCTGCGTCTGACGAGCCACAGCCGCCTGCATCCGAGTGCGGTGCGGTTGGGCCTGCGGGCGGTGGAGCGCGAGGGCGAGGACGGCACCTACTGGGTGGTGGAGGTGAGCGACTGGGAACTGGTGACGCAGGCCGAGTTTGACCAGGTGCGCCACTTTGCCGAGAGCGGCGAGTTTCGCTGGGTGTTCCTGGGCGAGGCGGGGGTGTAGCGGTGGGGCAGACAGTTTTTCAATCGTTGCGGCTGACGAAGCAGGAGATCCAGGATCGCTTTTTGGCCTACCTGAAGCAGCGGGAGGTGGTGAAGTTGTCGAGCTTTTGCACGGCGATCAACCTGCCCATCCAGCCCAAAAAGGGGAACGGCAAAGCCTACCACACCGCCCGCAAGGTTGACTCGATTGTGAGGCCGCTGCTGGCTAGCCCAGATTGCCGGGTGGAGACGGGGCAAGGGACAAGCCACTGGGAGGTGCGGTATCACCTGAAGCCGCCCAAGCCGCCGAGCTTCCCTCCCCGGCCCCAGGGCCAGGTGACGGTGACGGTTGACCCCTACTTGGCGACCTGGCGACCGGGGCAACTGGCGGAGGACGAACTAGAGGCGCGGCGGTTGCGACGGGAACGGCAAGCGGCCTTTGATGCGGAACGGCGGGAGGAGATTGAGGCGGCGCGGGAGTGGGCGGGGAAGCCCACGGCCCCGGAGACCTCACCCCCTAGCCCCCTCTCCCAGGGGGAACTGGGCCGGGCACTGTCGGGAGGCAATTACCAGGCTGATGAGAACACAACTACTACGGAGATGGAGACCATGGCACGGAAGCAGACTCGGACAACTGAGGCGTGTAAGGCGGCGCTGACGGCGGTGCTCAAGCAGATCCCGTACTGGGAAGATGCCGACTTGATGCAGACGAGGGTGGCCGAGGCGGCGGGGCTGAGTACGGGATTTTTCCATCGGCACACTGGGGAGCGTGAGCGGGTAAAGGTGGCCTTGCAGGAGGAGAAGCGGCGGCGGGATGAGGCGGCGGCTAAGGTCTTGGAGACCTCACCCCCTAGCCCACTCTCCCCCCTGGGAGAGGGGGAACCGGAGGGGGTTCTGCCCAACGGCACTGATCGTGCGACGGAGCTTGAGGAGGAGGTGGCTTCTCTGGAGTTTCGGGAGGCGGATTTGCGGGAGGACTATGAGCGGCAGATTCGGGAGTTGCAGGAGCAACTGGCGGCGACGGCGCGGCGCAATGCGGAACTGGAGGCGCAGTCTGCGGTGTTGGAACGGCAGGCCGTTGACCCGATGGAGGCGCTGATGGTGCGGCGGGTGGAGTTGCAACGGCAGATTGCGGCCATCCAAACAGAGATGGAGCGGCTTGGGAATGAACAGTTGGCGCGGATGGAGGACTTGCGGGCGATTGCCCATGCGATGGCGTTGTTGGAGCCCTCACCCCCTAGCCCCCTCTCCCAAGAAGGAGAGGGGGAGCCGGAGCCGGAGGTGGCGGCGTGAACTGTGTGAACTGCCCCGCCGAGCCTGCGGAGCATCTGGAGTTGTACTGCCAGCGGTGCTGGGAGGACTACTGCGCTAGGGCCTGGTGGCAACTGCTGAGTGAGATCGGAAAACAGATTGAAGGGAACAACGGTGATGGACTTGAACAGACGGAACGGTTGGGTGTTGGTGAGCGAGAAGCCGGATCGGTGGATCAATCTGGATTCGGCGCGGGGATTGGATGTGAGCAGCGATGGCTCCAGCAAGCTGTGGTGGACGGCGAACAACAACCCGGCTTTGCTGAATGCCCAGGAGACGGCCAGCCTGTTGGCGGTGATTGACCCCTACTACCTGACGGGGCGGCAGTTGGAGATCCCCACACCCCTGGCCTCGGAGCCCTCACCCCCTAGCCCCCTCTCCCCGGGGGGAGAGGGGGAACTGGAGGGGCGGTTGCGTCGGCCTCGGCGGAGGGCGGGGTGATGGCAGCAAGGCGGCTCCCATTTGTTTATGTCGTGTGTGTGGAGGATGTGACGGACGGGTTGAGTGAGCGGCGGGTGGAGGACGACATCATTGCCGCTGTTGACATGGGGGTGAGTGCGGCCCATCTAGAGACGACTCGGCGGGTGTGGCTGGAGTGGGTGAAGGACGACCGAGACAACCGTGAAGTGATTGGGGAGATTTTGAAGTGAGTGAGTTTTTTGGAGGAGAGCTAGCCGAGATCCTGGACATTCAGCCGGGGAGCTTGGAGGGCAAGACTAACGAGGACTTGGCGGTTGAGTTCAGGCTAGAGCAGGCGAACGCCAAGCACTCGGCGATTCGGCAGGCGATGGGCACCATGCTCTTTGATGCCCGCGACTGTGGGCGGCTGTTGCTGGAGGCCAAGCGCCTATGCCGCCATGGCGACTGGGGCCGCACCTTGGCCGAGTGCTTTGAGGGCAGCTCTCGCGAGGCCCAGCGCTACATGCAGATTGCGCGGGATTGGGCGGTGCTGGAGCCTGTGGTGTTGGCCAATTCCGACGCCGCCCCCAAAAACGACACTGTGTCGTTTTTGAGCCTTCGCGGTGCGCTGGCGCTTTTGGCGGAACCGAGGGAAGCGCCCCAGTTGCCGCCTGCACCGGAGATTGAGGTGATTGATGCTGAGGTGGTGGAACCCGATTCCGTAGGGTGCATTCGCGAAGCAATGCACCAGGCCCAAGAACCGGAAGGGCCGAAGCGGTTGGATAACCCAGAGGCCCACAACGAGCACTACACGCCGGATCGCATCTTGGAGGCGGTCTATGCCTGTCTGTGGGAGGTGGATCTTGACCCGTGCTGCAACCCTGGAGAGCCGAACGTGAAGGCGGCGGCTCACTATCGGCGGGAGGATGACGGCCTGCGGCGGACGTGGCGGGGGCGGGTGTTTGCCAATCCGCCCTACAGCCCCACGGGGGAGCTGGGCCGCTGGACGGAGTGGCTGTTGCGCCAGTATCGCGAGGGCAGCGTGACCGAGGCGATCTACCTGGTGCCTGCCTACACCGACACCCAGTGGTGGTATGAGCTACGGGATTTTCCGGTGTGCCTAATTCGCGGACGGCTGACCTTTAAGGGCAACGCCGACGCGGCCCGGTTCCCCTCGGCGCTGTTTTACCTGGGCCGCAATGAGGGCGCGTTTTGGGATGCCTTTGCCCACCTGGGCGATTTTTGGATGCGGAAGTTACTTGAGGACTAGACCGATGAACGAGAACAACTTAGACGCGCTGGTGAAGGATGCCGTTTTTCGGAGCAAGCATAGGCTGATTTCCCTGGAGCAGGCCATTGCCCATGAGCGCAACATCCTTGAGGGGATTGAATCAACGATGGCAGACGGGCTAGGGCTGGACGACCTCCCTATCCTGGTCGATCTGAATGCGGCCATTTTGAGCACCCTGAAAGCGGCCACCGAACTGCGGCTGCTGGTGCAGTTGCGGCGGCAGGCGGGGCGGTTTGTGGCTGACGAAAACGAAACCTTTGACGGGAGCGATTTTTAGCTATGCACTGTCCTCACTGTGGCAAGCCGATTGACCGACAGGCCGCTGCCTTTCAGCGGCACAAATACCCGGAGCTGGTGGGCGTGGGCCTGGGCCACCTGTGGACGGGGCCGGGGTTCAACGATTTTCAACCCCAGTTGGTGATGGGGACGCGCAAGTTCCTGCGCAAGCACGACCTACCCGCCGAGGTGGGCGATGCCATCAACGCCATCCGCAACAAGATCCGCCAGGGGGATTGGGGCTATTTGGAGCAGCGGTTTGAGGAGGGACAGCCGCCCTCACCCCCTAGCCCCCTCTCCCAGGGAGGAGAGGGGGGACAGGAACCCGCTATGCCCAAGGCGGAACGGTGGGTGCCGATTTGGGAGATTGAGTCATGAGCCAGGATGAGGATCGGCGGCGGCTGATGACCTACCCCAAGGAAGTGCTGGTGGACTATCTGTTAGACGCTCGGTACGGCTTTGGCCTACTGAACGGCATCGACTGGCGGAAGCTCGATTTTGAGAGGAACCAGTTAAAAGGGGCAAAGTTGCAAGCCGAGGCCAAGGCACTCATAGAGAGCAGCAAGACTGAGCGGGGAGAGGCGTGGTGGTCAATTCAAAAACGCCTGGACTCCATCGAAAAACAGTTCGACAAGCTCAATGCAGAGCAGGACAACCTACTTGGCATCCACCATGACCGACCCCCTACCCCAACGGATTGACCGGGCGCTGGCGTGGCTGGCGGAGAACCGGGAGGCGGTGGCGGCGGCGCTGCCGTTGCGGGTGGGCGGAGTGATTTACCTGCCCACCTGCCTCGACAAACTCGACGGCTGGGTGGAAGCGTACCGGGCTGGAACGCTGAACCCACGGCTGGCAGAGTGCTACATTCTCACCCCCTTAAGGGGGCTTTATAAGGGGTTTAACCGCAATGAAACCACTGACTGATGACGACCTATCGCCCTACCGCAAGCAGGCGATCAAGCTGATCCACGTTGCCAAGCGGCAACTGGGCCTGAGCGAAGACGACTACCGCACGGTGCTGGCCAGTGCCACGGGCAAGGAGAGCTGTGCAGAGATGAGCCTACCGGAACTGAACCGGGTGATGGATCGGCTGCGAGAGTTGGGCTTTAAACCCAGTGGTGGGCGGTCGGCCAAGGGCGGCAAGCTCAGCCCCAAGACCCGCCACAAGGATCCGGCCACCAAAACCCAGATCGACAAGATTCGGGCGCTGTGGATCGCCTGCGCCGAAGTGGGTGCGGTGAGCAACCGCTACGAGCAAGGGCTGAATGCCTTTGTGAAGCGCATGGCCAAGGTAGAGCGGGTGGACTGGCTTCGGAGTTCCTACGATGCCAACAAGGTGATTGAGGCGCTGAAGGCCATGTATGAGCGGAAGACGGGGGAGAAGCCGGAGCCGGAGATCCCCCCTGCCCCCCTTACCAAGGGGGGTGAGGCTGATGGATGATGTGGCGGGCATTTTGGCCAGCATTGCCGAGCGCCTGGAGCTAGACCGAGATGAGGTGGGGAATCCCCTGCCACCAGGCGAGTTCCTGACGCTGAGGTTCGATTGCGAGGTGGAGCTAACCCGCCTGGGCCTGACCTGGAAAAGTGAGCGGGTGCGGGCGTTCTTTGCCCGGTGCAACCCCAGCCGCCCTACGCTGGATGGCCAGGATGCGGCGGCACTGAGGGCACTGCTGGGCAAGCTGAGAAGCCTGTGAGCCCTCACCCCCAGCCCCTCTCCCCCCTGGGAGAGGGGAGCCGGAAGATAGCCGGGGTTCTGACGGAGCCCCGGTTTTTTTGTTGAGTGCCTGTAACCAAAGGGCTGGGGGCAGATCGCAGTACGGGGGGTCTCGGTTAGATTGTGGGGTGTAGAGCTTGCCCCGACTGGGCTGGAGGGGATCGTGAATAGCAAAGGCAGATTCACGGCGGAGCTGATTCGGTTGGTGGGGTTTGGGGCGGCGCAGAAATTGATCGACCACTACGGCAACCAATTTCTGACGGTGCCCCACACCCTAGAGGCCGACCATCCCCTAGCGGTGCTGCTGGGGCCAGAGGCGGCAGAGCGACTGATTTGGCACTACGGCGGGATGCGGCTGCTGATTCCGAAGGGCTACGAGATTGCCATTGTGCGGCGCAACCAGGCCATCCGCGAGGCCAGTGCGGCGGGGCTGACGGGGCCAGAGTTGGCCCAACGGTTTGACCTCAGCCACCGCCAGATCCGGGCCATTCTGCACCAGCCGCCCGTGTGCTTGGCAGCCCTGCCGCCTGATGCCGCCGCACCCTGGGGGAGACAATTAAGGCTGTTCTGAGCGTCAGCTAGACAACAGCCAAATGGATATCTCCGTGCTAGTCGCCAGCGTTCTTTGGCCCAGTGATGGGCTGGGGAGCGCTGCTTTTTTCTTGGAGGTGCCCGTTGAGATCCGTGATGGGGCGGTGGCTATCCCTACTGAGTTTTTGGTGGCGGCTGCGCTGGGCGGGGTGTTGTGGTTGTTCAAGGTTTTGGCGGCGCGGGAGTTCAAGCGCTTCACTGAGATTTTGGATCGGCACGACCGGGCTATCGAAATCCTCCAGAAAAGCGATACCAACCAACAATTCGACCTCACCCAGATCGCCCGACTAGAAGCCAATCAGGAGCGCATCAAGCAAGAGCTAGCCGACGCCATCAAGGCTCTGGCCGACCTCCCCCGATTGCTGGAGCAGGTGGCCAAGCTGCAAACCGACAACGGCCAACTAAGCGAACGTGTGCAGCGCCTGGACAACGTGAAGCTGGTGCTACGCCAAACCCAGGAACTATTGCAACAGTGCCAGCGCGACGTGCTGAGCCTGCGGGCCGAGGTGGCAGCGGGCTACATCAGCGAGGAAAAATACGTCCGCGAAATGACCGTCCTGACCAGCCGGATCGATGCCGTATGGGAGCGGATTGATTCGACCCTCGGCCACCGTGGCCAACGATTTTTGGAGCCCAGCCCATGACCAACCCCGACCTGGCCCGTGCCAAGCAGCAAGAGATCCGCGCCCAGTTGCTCAAAGCCCTCGACCGCGAACGCCCCAAGCCCGTGGCCGAGAGCGTGCTGATGCGTAGCCTCCTCCAGAATGGTCTTGCCCTCAACCTGGATCTGCTGATCCAGGAATTGGCCTATCTGGAGGCGAAGGGGCTGACGCTGCACCACGACGTGCGGTGGCAGCTCCTACCCCTGGGCGTGGACGTGCTAGAGCACAACGTGCCCGACATCCCCGGCATCCCGGTCAACGGTGCCCTGAGCCCAGAGACCCTGGCCTATCGGCAGGAGGTGCGGGGACGGCTGTTGATGGCCCTATATTTTGCCCGACCCCACGGGGCGACGGCGGCGCTGCTGTGGCGGGCGCTCGATGACAGCGACCTGCCCGTGAGCGACAAGGAGCTAAGCCGCGAGGCGGACTATCTGGCAGGCAAGAACCTGATCGCCATCGATGGCGACGTGGCCCTAGGCGGCTGGAGTGCGGCCCTAACCGCCAGCGGCCAGGACGTGATGGAGTACAACATCCCTGCTCCGGCTGGCGTAAAGCTGATTGACAAGTATTGGGAGTAGCCCTCACCCGTAGGGTGCATTCGCGAAGCAATGCACCAGCCCCGGAGCCCTCACCCCTAACCCCTCTCCCAGGGGGGAGAGGGGGACAAGAAACCTCTAACCCTGTTGCCCTATGGTTGCTCGATCTGCTGTTCAACAACTCCCGGAGGATGTCCGCGCCGAACTGGATCGGCGGTTGGTGGCGAGTGGCTTTGGGGGCTATGTGCAGCTTTCCGACTGGCTGGCGGAGCAGGGGCTAGAAATTTCTAAATCCTCCTTGCAGCGGTACGGCTCGCAGTTTGAGAAGAAGCTGGGGGCGTTGCGGGTGGCCAGCCAACAGGCCAAAGCGATTGCCGAGGCGGTGGGCGATGACCAGAACGCGATGGGTGAGGCGCTGGTGAACCTGGCGCAGGAGAAAGCCTTTCAGGTGTTGATGGACATGGACATCGACGCCGAGACCCAAGACTTTAGCAAGCTGACCCGCAGCATTGCCGAGCTGAACCGGGCGGCGGTGCAGCAGAAGAAGTTTGCCGAGGAGGTGCGGGCCAAAGTGGAGGCGAAGTTCAAATCCCTGGAGGAGGGAGCCACCGCCAAGGGCTTGGACGCTGAGACCCTTAACCGTGTGAGGCAGGAAATTTATGGGCTCCTCTGAGGACAAGAAGGAGAAGCGCCCCTTGGGCGACGACACCCCCCGCAAGCCGCTGCGGGAGGCCATCAACGATCAGTACCTCCAGGGCAAACAGGAGGGCAAGAGCGATGCCAGCCATTGAACTCTACTCCTATCAACAGCGGTGGCTGAAGGATCAGCAACGCTTCAAGATCGGCATGTTCGCCCGACAGACGGGCAAAACCTTTACCACCACCCTGGAGATTACCGACGATTGCCTGGATGCCGAGAGCCAGGGCAGACGGGAGCGCTGGGTGATTCTTTCCCGTGGGGAACGCCAAGCTAGGGAGGCGATGGAGGAGGGCATTAAGCGCCACTTAAACGCCTATCAAGTGGGCTTTGAATCCCTCTCCTACGACTGGGAGGGCAGCTATAAAGCGCTGGAAGTGACCTTGCCCAACGGTTCTAGAATCACCGCCCTACCCGCCAACCCCGACACCGCACGGGGCTTTAGCGCCAACGTGTTCCTAGATGAGTTCGCCTTCCACGCCGACAGCCGCAAAATTTGGCAGGCGTTGTTCCCGGTCATCTCCAAGCCCGGTCTCAAGCTGCGGATCACCTCCACGCCCAACGGCAAAGGCAACAAGTTCTATGAGCTGATGACCGGGACGGATGAGCAGTGGAGCCGCCACCAGGTGGACATCTACCAGGCGGTGGCCGATGGCTTGCCCCGCGACGTGGAGCAACTGCGGGAGGCCATCAACGACCCCGATGCTTGGGCTACGGAATTTGAGCTTCAGTGGTTGGATGAGGCCAGCGCTTGGTTACCCTATGACCTGATTGCCCCCTGCGAGGTGGCCGACCTGATCTTTAGCGATGACAGATGGGTTCGAGCGCATACCGGAGCTAAAGCGTACTATCTGGGCTGGGACATCGCCCGTCGCCGGGACCTATCGATTCTCTGGTTGATAGACGACCAATTCAAGACGGCGGAGATCGTGCGGATGCGGGGCCGGAACTTTGAATTTCAGCAAAAGCAATTCCGGTTCTTGATGGATGCCTACCCCGTGCGCCGTGCCTGCCTAGACCAGACCGGGATGGGCGAGGTATTGGTGGAGCTGGCCCAGCGAGAGTACGGCACCAGCCGGATTGAGGGGGTGCTGTTTAGCGGCACCACCAAGCAAGACCTGGCCACGGTACTCAAGCAGCGCTACGAAGATCGCCAGGTGACGGTGCCCATCCATCGCGATGTGCGCGATAGCCTCCATGCCGTGAAGCGCCTGACCACCTCGGCGGGCAACATCCGCTTTGATGCCGAGCGCACCGACGCTGGCCACGCCGACTATTTTTGGGCGCAGGCGCTAGCCGTCCATGCGGCCACCAACCCTCACCAGCCCATCGAATACGCCAGCCTGGGCACCCCTCGCCTGGGCTACCAACTTGACGGCTTCACCCTCTAACCCCCACCCACCGCCATGCCAGTACCCGCCAACCTGCGCCAAGAATTTGCCACCCTGCAAAAATCCTTCCTCAGCTTCATGGGCTTTTTTGGGGGCCAGGGCTTTGTATTGCAAAACCCCGACCGCACCCTGCAAGCCCGTGGCGGTGGGCAAGGCTTGTTGCTGTATGACCGAGTGATGGAAGACCCCCACGCCCATGCCGTCTTTCAGCAGCGCAAGCTGGAACTGATTGCCCGTGATTGGAAGCTAGAACCTGCCAGCGACGACGAGGCCGACATCAAAGCCGCCGACCTAGTGGATGCCCAGCTAGAGGCGCTGGGGGCGAGGGAGTATGCCCTGGCCAACTACTACGGTGGGTCTGGCTTTGATGGCGTGGCCCTGAACCTGTTGGAGGCGACGGCCAAGGGCTATGGCGTCGGCGAGATTATGTGGGCGCAGGATGGCCAGGAAATCTTTGTGGCCGAGGTGCGACCCAAGGATCAACGGCGGTTTGGTTGGGTGCTGGGCGAAGCCGGAGCCTGGGAACTGCGGCTGATTACCGATGCCAGCGGGAGCCGGGGAGAGCCTATCCCCGACCGCAAGTTCATCTACCACAGCCCCACCGCCAGCGATGCCAACCCCTACGGTTTGGGCCTGTGCAGCAAAGTGTTTTGGCCTGTATTTTTTAAGCGGCAGAACATTCAGTTCTGGCTGATATTTGCCGACAAGTTTGGTAGCCCCACCCCCGTGGGCAAATACCCACCGGGCACCAGCGAAGCCGACAAGGCCATCCTCCTAGAGGCGCTGGCCAACCTCACCCAGGGCATGGCCACCACCCTGCCTGAGGGGATGCTGATTGAGTTTTTGGAGGCCACCCGATCCGGCAACGTGACCACCTATGAGGGGCTGGCCCGGTGGTGCGACGAGCAGATCAGTGAGTGCATCCTGGGCCAGACGGGCACCACCAACCAGAGCGACGGCGGCGGTAGCCGTGCCCGTGACGAGGTGGCCCGTGAAGGCATGGGGGCCATCATCAAGGCCGATGCCGACCTACTGAGCCGCACCCTAGACCGCACCCTGATTCGCTGGATTGTGGAACTGAACCGCCCCATCCTGGGAGAGGGGGCCAAGCCGCCGCAGTTCGCCTGGATCTTTGAGGATGAGGACGACCTGACCGAGGTGGCCACCCGCGACAAGCTTCTGTTTGAGATGGGCTTTCGGCGCACGGTGGAAAGTGTGGCGGAGGTGTATGGGGATGGGTATGAGTTGATGGAGATGCCCTCAGCCCAATCCCCGGAGCCCTCACCCCCTAGCCCCCTCTCCCAGGGAGGAGAGGGGGAACAAGAGGTGGAGGAGGTGGAGATGGCGGAGGGTGAGGACGACCCCATTGGGCCGCTGCTGTTGCGGTTGCGGGCGCAGGCGCAGCCGGAGATTGTGGCGATGGTGGAGGTGGTGCGGCGGGAGCTGGGCGAGGCCGAGAGCCTGGAGGAATTTAACGACCGTTTAATCACCCTGTTCCCGGAGCTTGAGAGCGGCCCCCTAGCAGAGACGCTGACCCAGGCGATGACCGCCGCTAGGCTGACGGGCCGCTATGCCGTACAGACCGAGATTGCCCAGGAGGAGACCCCATGATTTTGAGCGACCATCCGAGCCACTGCACCAGTGCCGAGTGCCACAGCCTGGGCCGCATGAGCAAGGCCAAGCTGGAGTTGATGCGCATCATGCAGGCCGACCCACACACCACGCCGCTGGAGTGGGCGCGGGTGCTGCAAGAGGCGGCGGCGCTTTGCATCCGCCAAGAGCTTGACCACCAGTGGGAGCAGGAAGACGCATGAACCCACCCACCCTAGAGCGAGAGTTCACGCTGCACTCTACCCGCTGCCACCTGGCGCTGATGCCACGGGATTTGCTGGAGGGGCAGTTCTTGCTGGAGGACTATCTAGCGCTGCGGGATGTGCTGTGGGAGAAGGAGCAAAACCGAGGGACGATTTATGGCTGAACCCTGGCAACGGCTACCGTTTGAGGAGCAGATCGCCTTTCTGGCCGAGCGGGTGAATGTGCCCACCGACAGCTACCGGGATGTGTCTGGGGCCGAGCACGATGCCGCCTTTGTGGTGGCTGGGGCCAAGGGCGCGGTGCTGAATGATTTTCGGTCGGCGGTGGATCGGGCCATTGCCACGGGGCAAACCCTAGAGCAGTTCCGGCAAGAGTTTGACAGCATTGTGGAGCGCACGGGCTGGACGTTCCGGGGCGGCAGCGCATGGCGGGCCAACGTGATTTGGGACACCAACCTGCGAACCAGCTACGCCGCTGGCCGCTACGAGCAGATGCAGCAAGTGACCACCAGCCGCCCCTACTGGCAATGGCGACACGGCGGCAGCGCCCACCCCCGCCCCCAACACCTCTCATTGGATGGCCGAGTGTTCCGCCACGACGATCCCTTTTGGAGCAGCTTCGGCAGTCCGCCCCAGGGCTACGGCTGTCGGTGCAGCGTCTTCACCCTCAGCGACCGAGACCTAGAGCGGCGGGGCTTGGCCGCAGAGCCAGGGCCACAACTGGGCGACCGCTTGCCCATCCCCGACCTGCCAGGGCAAACCACAGCGATGAACCCCCCGGCAGGCTGGGGCCACATGCACGGCAGCAGTGGCCCCCAGCATCGCGCCCAACTGCTGGATGCCGTGACCCGCAGGCTAGACCCGGCCATTGCCGCCCAGGTGCGAGCCGAGGCAGCGGCGTATCAACCCAAGCCAGCCCCGCAGCCTGCGGCGACTCCCGCCAGCCCAGCCTCTACCACGGTGCCCCCAAGCCTGAAGGGCGATCCGAACTGGAACCCCAACGCTAAAACGGATCTCACCCCGGGACAATTCCGCGAGTATGTGGATGCCCGCTACTGGCAGAAGAACCAGGACAACCCCACCGCTGCCCACAACCTGAGCTGGGACGAATACAAAGCGGCCAACCCCAGGGCACGAAAAGGCGATTATCAAACAGCGGTCAAGGATGCGGTTTCCCTGAATGGCTACATCCCCATCGATGCGGCCTTGGCGTCTGTGAAATTTAATAAGGCTGAACAGTCCAGGCTGGAGCAGGCGCGAGAAGCCGCCCAAGGGCGGAACCGATTGATTGCTGACATAGACCAGGCCATCAATGCGCCGCTGATGCCGGGGGATAGTACACGGGGCTGGAAACCCCAGATGACCCCTACCGAAGCCGCCGCCTACCTCCAGGATTCCTACTTCGGAACGACTCGGTTCTACCACGGCAACCGCCGCAGCATCACCGACGACATTGCTGGCGATGGGGCCAAGCCCTGGCTGAACGACAAGGGCATCTACGGCCAGGGAACCTACTTCGGCGTAGACCGAGGGATTGGGGAGTTGTACGCCAAAGCAGCCAGCCAAAACGGCAACGTCGAGGTTGGCTTAGTTACGAGCCACATCAAAGCGAACAACCCCTATGTGGTGACCTCCGCAGATTTGGACGCTCTGGGCGCATCCTTCCCCGGAAGCCAAAGCAACGGCGTGGACTCAGCAACTCTAACGGCATTCCTAAAGGCCCGTGGGCATGATTCGATTTACCTGACCGACCTGGGATACGGCGTTGCCTTTGACCAGCGCCAGGTGGTGACAGTAGAAAACGAACGGCTAAACAGTGAACAGCTAGATAGGATCGTGATTGATCCTAGTGTGAGCGCAAAGGACATGGTGGCCGAAGGGAACGAATCTGCCGCCACCCTCAGGAGTGCCCCTAGCCGAGTGATTGCAGGCGACCCGCTGGAGGATGAATGGATGGGCTTAGGCGATCTGGATAACTACAATCCAGGGGCGGTAAGTGAAGAGGAAGATTGGGGAGGTGATTGGTGATTAGCTGTCAAACGTGTAAGCACATCTACCCTTACCGGAAGGGAGAACCCCGTGGGTGCGCGGCCTATCCAGATGGGATTCCGATTTGGTTTGCCAGTGGCGACGTGGAGCACATCAATCCCGTGGGCAACGAGAAGGACGGCATCCTTTATGAACCACTAGAAACCAATGGCTAACATCACCGTCCGCATCGACGATGCCGAACTCCGCAAGGCCATTGACCGGGTGATAGACCACATGGCCGACCTCACCCCCGCCATGCAAGAGATTGGCGACTACATGATCACGGCCACCCGCGACCGCTTCGACACCGAGACCGCCCCAGACGGCAGCAAGTGGGCTGCGCTCTCCCCCCGCTATGCCGCCCGCAAGGCCCGGATGAGGAGTGTTGTAGACGGTGGCAAAAGAATCCTCGCCAAACGCGGCACCCTGCGCGACACCATCCGCTACAAGGCCAGCCGCAGCGATGTGGTGATTGGCAGCAACGAGGTCTATGCCGCCATCCATCAGCTAGGGGGCCAAGCAGGCCGAGGCCGCAAGGCCACCATCCCCGCCCGCCCCTTCCTGGGCATTAGCCCCCAAGACCAGGAAGAGATCCTGCGGATCTTGGGCGACTACATCACCTAGCGCTCAGCCCGCTCAGAATGCCCTAGAACGAATTGGGGGCATCAGAGCACCTAAGACGGATTCGGCTAGGCTAGAGGGATAGCGGATCGCTGATCCAGAGGACGACCGTGAACAGCACCGATCTCTCCCAACGCATTGATAGGGTCTTGGCAGAATTTCAGATCCCCCCTGCTCAACGGACTAGCCTTCGCCTAGCGCTGATTCGCGAGGTAGCCCAAGCCCAGATCGAAGGCTGGATGCAGGTGGCCAGCACCCCTGACCTAGCCACTCTATCTATCCGCGACCTGAAGGATAGGGCGAAGGCGGCGAAGCTCCCCGGCTACTCAACCATGACCAAGGCCGAGCTGGTGGCGGCGTTGGCTAGCGCTTCAGTTGGTAGCCCTTCCGATTCAGCGACTCGATAGGCAGACCACCCGCCTGCAAGGCCCGGAGGATTTGCCGCACGGTTTCCGCGCCAATCAATCGCCCGGTGCGGTGGCTCACCTGGTCGGCCACCGCCTGGGCCACCATCGGCCCCGTGGCAGCGGCCAGCACATCGTAGCAATGCCGAGCCGTGAGCATGACCCCAGACAGCACCACCACCGGAGCGCTGGGGAGTTCTGTTGCTGCGGCCTGGACGGCCTCTAAACTTTTTTTGTACATGGGGGTTGACTTAATCCCTACAAAGGAATTATAACTATATCAACGGGGCACACACCACACCGCCCCACACCACAGAGCCGCACCCCAGCGGGATACCAAATCGGGTGACGGGCCGGAAGAGCAGCGGCCAGGACAAAACAAACCCCAACCTCTACAAGGCAGGATCGGCAAATAGGCCGCCGCTAACTGCCAATCACCTGAGACCTCACATCCCCTAGGAGGTAAAAAATTTGGGGCGCTTTGGTCGCGGGGCCGAGTTGAGCGACATCAATACAGAGCCCCACATTGACCACCCAACCTCTACACGGGACACCACCATGCAGTCTTCTTCCTATTTCAACCTCCTGACCATCACCGCCCACAGCGCCGCCGACACCGCTGCCATCTGCTACCGCAAGGCCCGCCGCGACTGCTGGCGCATCCATGCCCTGGTCACCCATCCTCGTACCGTGCAAGCGGTCAAGGTGGCCGTCTGGTCGTTGTACGTCGGGGCCGTCGTCGCCTTCGCCCTGGGGCAAACCGCCCGGATCATCATTCAGTCCTGGGTGGATGCCCAGGTGGAGACCTGCCTGGAGCGGCCCATCGCTGAGGCTCCCGCTGCCGAACCCGCAGACCCCTTTGGCACTGAGGCCAACCCCCACTACCCCGCCACCATCACCTGCACCTACGCAGGGCTGACGGTGCCCCAACTGCGCACCCTGGGCCAGCAAGCCAAGGTGCCCGGTGCCCGCGCCGCCCGCAAGGCGCAACTGCTAGCCGCCCTACCCACCGACCGGGAGGTGCTGATGGCCCTAGCGGCCTAGCCCCTGGCGAAGGCAAGCCTACCCGAATGAGTAGGCTTGCACCGCCTCAACCGTCGCCAGAGCACGGACAGCATCGACATGGCCGACCATCTCAGTGAACAACCCTTCCTTGTGCTGAAACACCGCAGTGGCGAAAGCCACAAACTCAGCACTGGTAAAGGACACCATCTCGTTATCCATCGTGCGCCAGGGAGGAGGAGCAGGCAGAAGGCCCGTCTGAACCACCAACAAAGACGCCGTTAGGTCAGCGACAGCAGCCTTGTCAGATTGATAAACATGGCCCTGGTATTCAAAGGACAGGCGGGAGTAGTGCTGTTTAATTTCGGCTACCTTGGCCGCAATGGCTTCTTCCAGCGTGGGCGCTGGGTTTTGCTGAGCGACCCACTCTGCCACAAACTCAGGCGTCCATAGTTCTGCCGCCGCTATCTGCACCTCTGTAGGCGCGTCATTGGGCAAGGGCTGGTGCGGATAGAAAGACCGAATGTGATTGTTTTCGGATCGGTGGAAAATTACGCCGTTGTGAATAGTAACCATTACGCTACCTCGTAAATAACGCAGAATCTAATTTGATTACTGCCGGCATTAGTAGCTAAATCTGCCGCATTCACTAGAGAACTAGCGGCCCCTGGGCTGTTTTTTCTTAGCACCAATAAACTACCCCCTTCATGCGCTTCGGCTGACAAGTTTGTGACCGTTTCCGCCCATGCCGCACCACGAACAGCGGCAGGAATAGTAGTCGTCAGGACGGCAAACGGTAGGCTACTTCGCACACTGCCTACAGGGCTAATCACTCCGCTAGCAACTAAAAACCCTGTGACGACCCTTAATTTTCCAATGGCCCACCATCGCCCCTCAGCCGTAGAAGCCGTCACACTGCCGCTTGTCGTCATTACATACGCCGGAGTCCAGGTGCTTTGCTGCACCGTGATTCCGCTAGAGTCTGCCAGGGTCAAAAACGCACGCCCAAAAGGCGTCGTGGCGAGGGTGGCGATGTCAGTCAAGTCGCTGTCTAGGGATTGCCCACCAAGATCAGCGAGGGTAGGTCTAGGCAGAAACAAAGGCATTACAGCACCTCCGTGATTTGAGCCGTCCCCGTGGGCGAACCCGACCAAATCCCTTGCACCGCCAGCACCGCCCAGCCCACCGGAGCCTCATAGAATCCACCAGGGGAAACCCGCACCGAAAAGCTCGTCGTGGTAGCCGCCGTGGTTCCATAGGCCAGATGCAGATCGGTGCTGCCATTATTAAAAATCGCGAGGCCCACCCGGCCAGCATTAGCGGCAACGAGGGCCACGCTGCTGGCGCTGGCATTCACTGCCGTGCGGCTGACGGTGCTGGGCTGGAACCGGGCTTCCAGAATATCGAGAATGCGGTCGGGGCTAGATTTGATGCTCATGGGCCGGGGTGGCTCCTTGGGGTCAGCCTCCATTGTGGGGCGGGGTTGGGGCATTGGGCAGGTGGCAGGGCTGCCGCCTGCCCATGGGCGGGCCGGGTGGCGATACTGGGCGCAGTGGTTTTTCTGTGCGCCCTATGCCCCGTTTGCCCCTTGCCCGACCGGGCAGCTTTACCGACCAGAACGGCACCTCGGTTGTGTTTTCGGAGGCCGACCTGGTGGCCAGCGCCGCCGCCTACGACCCTGCCAAGCACGAAGCGCCTGTGGTCATTGGCCATCCCAAAGACACCGCCCCGGCCTATGGCTGGGTGCAGGCGTTGGAGTTTGGCGAGGGGGGCTTGGTGGCCACCGCCCATAACACCGTGGCCGAATTTGCCGAGTTGGTGAGTGGCCCCTTCAAGAAACGCAGCGCCCGATTTTATACCCCCACCTCTCCCCGCAACCCTGTCCCTGGCGTTTACTACCTCAGGGACGTTGGGCTGTTGGGTGCTCAGCCTCCGGCGATTAAGGGGCTGGCCGATGTGAGCTTTGCCGAAGAAGAGAGCGACGTGGTGGAGGTGGCCTTTGCTGAGGATGCCCCCACTGCCGAGCCGCCCTCACCCCCTAGCCCCCTAGCCCAGGAAGGAGAGGGGGGACAAGAGTTTGACCCTGACGACACCCCTACCCAGGTAGACCCTATGCCCACTGCTGAAGAGATTGCTGCCCGTGAAGCGGCCCTGGCTGAACGCGAGGCCAAGCTAGCCGCCAAGGAAGCGGAGCTAACCAAGGCCGAGCACGTTGCCTTTGCCGAGAGCCTGAAGGAGAAACTGCACCCCAGTCAGAAGGACACCGTGGTTTCGCTCCTCTGCCACCTCGACCCTGGCCACCCGACCGAGGTGGAATTTGCCGAAGGCGAGACCCCTTTAGAGCGGTTTAAGGGGCTGTTAAACGGCCTTCCAAAGCTGGTGGAATTTGGTGAGGTGGCCAAGCCCAGCGACACCGTGGACTTTGCCGAGAACCCCATTGCCCTAGCCGAAGCGGCCCGCACCTACCAGGCTGAGCAAGCCGCCAAGGGCATCACCATCGGAGCCGCCGAAGCGGTAGCCAAGGTCGCCAAAAAATAACGGCACTCACCCCTGGCCTTGGAACCTCACCCCCTAGCCCCCTCTCCTAGGAAGGAGAGGGGGGACAGGAGAAGACCTGACCCCTGACCTCTAACCCCTGATTCCCTATGCGTACTGACGGACTGGTAAAAGCGTTTAATGCTGGCGGGGCCATCCCTGCCCGGATCATTGTGAAACCCCACAGCACCGCTGGCGAGGTGGTGGCCGGAGCCGCCGCAACCGACAAGCTGATTGGCATCTCGACCGAGGTGGCCGCTGCCAGTGGCGACCGGGTGGATGTGTTTGTCTCTGGCATCGCCGAGGTGATCTACGGCGGCAACGTGAGCGCGGGTGACTTGGTGACGGCTAATGGCAGTGGCTATGCTGTGGCCGCTGCGCCTGCCGCTGGCGTGAACAACCGCATCGTTGGCACAGCCCTGGTTGCTGGGGTATCCGGCGACATTGGCGCGGTGCTGATTGGCCCTGGCTCTGTGCAAGGTGCCTAGACCTGATTGATGGTGGGCGGTGCCCACCCTACGCCTGACCCACCCTTTAACCTCTGAACGCCATGACTGCGAACTACCCGTTTCCGACTAACAACGAATACACGGCGGTGGCGATTGCCCACCGCAACCCGGCGCTGATTGGGGCGGAGGTGCTGCCCATCACCCCGGTCCCCAAAAAGTTCACCTACATCAAGCACACCAAGGAAGAAGGCTTTACCGCGCCCGATGACAAGGTGGGCCGCAAGAGCCGTCCTAACCAGCTCAGCTTCACCGGGACGGAAGTGACCGACAGCACCGAGGATTACGCCTACGATGACCCCATCCCCCAGGACGACCTGGAGGCCAACAACATCCCCGGCTATGACGTGGTGGGCAAGAGTACCGAGTTCCTGTCTAACCTGCTAACGCTGCGACATGAGATCCGGGTGGCCAACCTGGTGTTTGCGGCGGGCACCTACCCCAGCGGTAACAAGGTGGCGCACACCTCCACCGCCCAATACAGCCACGCCGACAGCAACCCCCTGAGCGACCTGCTGCTACGCCTCGACATCCCCCTGATGCGCCCCAACATCATGGTCATCGGCCAGGATGCGTGGCGCGTCCTTCGCCAGCATCCCAAGATGATTGAGGCCATCAAGGGCACTGGGGCAGGCACCGGAGCGGCGGGCACCGTGACCCGTGAGCAGGTGGCTGAGCTGCTGGAGATCGAACAAATCTACGTGGGCCAAGGCTGGCTGAACACCGCCGCCCGTGGCCAAGCCGCCACCTATGCGCGGGTGTGGGGCAAGCACATTGCCCTGCTGTACCGCGATACCCTGGCAGGCCCACAGCGGGGCACCACCTTTGGGTTCACGGGCCAGTTCGGGTCTCGCATCGCGGGCACCATCCCCGACCCCCACATCGGGATGCGCGGCGGCCAGATCACCCGCGTGGGTTGGAGCCTCAAGGAGATCATCTCCGCGCCTGACCTGGGCTACTTCATTGAGAACGCCGTCGCCTAATCGTAGGGTGGGCACCGCCCACCACCCCAGCCCCTAACCCCACCCTGAACCATGCTGCATTTCTACCGTGCCCTCACCACCATCAGCGATGGCTCCCGCGATTACCAGGCGGGGGAAACCGTGGCGCTGGGGGAGGAGGATGCGGCGGCGCTGTTGGCGGTGGGTTATGTGGAGGCCGAGCCGCCCTCACCCCCTAGCCCCCTCTCCCAGGAGGGCGAGGGGGTGCCGGAGCCGGAGATCCCCCCTGCCCCCCTTGGGAAGGGGGGTGAGGCCAAAAACGACACTGTGTCGTTTTTGGTGGATCTTAATTCCGCCACCCTGGAGGAGCTAACTGCCCTGCCTCGGATTGGGGAAGTCACCGCCGCCAAGCTGATTGCCGCCCGCCCCTTGGCCAATCTCAAGGATGCCCAGCATGTAGCGGGGATGAGTGACACCCGCTGGGCCGAGGTGGCCCCCCTGGTGCAGGTGATCCATCACACGGAGGTACGCCCGTGACACCCCTCCGCCAAGCCGACCTGTTTGCCCTGGCCCTGGTGCTGGTCAGCGTGACCTTCTTCTTTTGGGTGGTGCTAGCCGCTAGGGCCGACCCAACCCCGCCCCCCGACCGAGACCAATTCCCCGTGGGCCTACCCACCTTTCACCGATGACCGACCTACTGACCGTTGCCATCCTCATCATCTCCATCGCCACCATGAGCGCGGCCATGGGGATGATGTTCTCCGCCATCCAGGCCAACCCTCGTCGCGAGGAGAGCGGCCCAGTGGTGAGGAAGGGCGACCGAGATCAATTCCCTGGCCGTCGCCAAGGCGGTGGCAGTCGGGGGTTTGTAGAGCCCGCCGAGGATGACGACTTCCCCGCCTAGCCAAAAGCGACATGCCCGTCGCATTTGCCCAGCTACCCCAAGAACCCCATGAACAAAGCTGAGTTGATTCAACGCACCGCCGCCGTCACCGACCTCTCCCAGAAGGACGTGGTCCGTGCCCTGGATGGCCTGATTGAGGTGATTCAATCCACCGTAGCCAACGGCGAGAAAGTCACCCTGGTGGGCTTCGGTGCCTTCGAGGCGAAGCTGACCAAGGAACGTATGGGCCGCAACCCCGCCACCGGAGAAGAGCTCGTCATCCCCGCCAAGTTGGTGCCCCGGTTCCATCCCGGCAAAGAGTTCAAAACCCAAGTCGGCGGCTCGTAGTGGGCACCGCCCACCAACCCATCCCCCCTTTTCCACAATTGTGGAACGCCCCTCACCCATCCCCGCCATGCCCACCAAACCCAAGCCCGACCCAACCCCAAACGCCCTGCCAGAGTTCGCCTCCTACCGGGCTACTGCCGATCTGTTCATTGAGGGCATCGGCACCGTGCCTGCCAACGGCGTGATTGAGGTTGACCCCGCCAGCGCCACGGTGGCCGCGTTCATTGCCCAAGGATTGCTGGTGAAGTAGATGCCCTACGCCGCCCTTCAGGATTACCTGGATGCCTTTGGTGAGGACGAGATGATCGACCTCACCAACCTGCACGACCCAGAGGCCACCACCGTCAACACCGCCAACCTACTCCGCAATCAGGAGAAGGCGACGGCGTTGATTGACGGCATGATTGCCGGGTGCCCCAGCGTGGCGGCGGCGATGCCCTTTGCCACCGCCCCGGCGATCCTGAAGGCCATTGAGCTGGATCTGGTGCGTTACTACCTCGACAGCCTCAAGCCTCGCGACGACGTGCGGGCGCGGTACGAGGATGCCATCAAGCAGCTTCAGCTCATCGGCAGTTGCAAGATGGGCCTGGGCCTGCCTGCCTCCGAGGTGGCCCCCAGCCCAGGTAGTCCGTCCTACTCCAGCCCTGCCCCCGTCTTCAGCCGCGACACCCTCGCCGATTTCTAGCCATGCCCACCCCCAACCTACAAACCGATTTGGAGTCTGCCGTGGTGGCGGCGTTGCAAAGCAATGCGACCCTGATGGCGCGGGTGAAGCTGGCGGTTGACCCGGAGACCGAAACCACCGGGGCGGTGCGAGGGGCGGCGGTGCTGGCGGTGGAGATGGACGACCTGCGCAGCAACGAACCCACCGGGGCAGGGCGCTACCTCACCCAGACCGAGGAAGCCCAGTTGCTTCTGACGTTGGGCCTGAAGGCCAAGCGCGAACAAGCCTACCGGGAGGGCTGGGAAATCATGGCCCAGGTGCGCAGTCTGCTGTCGGGCCTGATGCCCACCTTGGCCACACCGGGCCACACGGTTTGCATCCCCGGTTTGTTCCATCTAGAGACCACCCCCCTAGGCCGCGATGCCGCCAGCGGCGTGATGGCCTTCGCCAGTTTGTACCAAGTCAATCTCGTTTATCAGCAGAGGATCTAGACCCATGCCCCAAGGACTCGGCAAAATTTTTGGACGCACCACCCAGCTCGGCAACGGCAGCCGCCCCCAGCAGCGTGGCTTCTTCCTTGGCCCCATTAGCTGGGCCGACTCCAGCGAGAGCGAGGAGCAGGAAACCAACCGCTTCATCAACGGCGAATACAAGACCAAGCGCAAAATCAAAGGGGCCACCACCTACGGCCTCCAGATTTCCTGGAACGAGCAAGACTGGTTCCACATGGGCTTTGGCCGCAACGAGTTCCCCAAGACCGGGAGCAACGTGCCCCTGCCCAGCATCATCAGCACCACCGTCCCTGCCACCGCCCCCTACGAAATTTCCAACGCCTTCTTTACCACCGCCAACGACACCACCTACGGCATCTACGCCTTTGTCTCCGAGGAGGGCGCATGGGGCCAGCCCGGTTCCCTGGTGCGTGGCACCACCACACCCAGTGCTGGCCAGGTGGTTCTAGATGCGGCCAATACCAAGTTGGTATTCAATGCCGCCCAGGCGGGTGCCCCCATCGACATCCCCATCATGGCGACGGCGACCAGCATCCAGTACTACGGTGGCCCCGGCACGGCCACCAAGTTCGGCATCTTCGAGCTGTGGGCCGAGGTCTACCTGGCAGGCATCTCCCAAAAGGTGATCCGCCACTACCCGCTGTGCGAACTGATTTCCGACGCGGCCCTCACCATCGACAACAGCATCCAGACGGTGCAGCTCGATCTGTCGGTGGGCATCCCCAACGGCTGGGAAAAGCCTTACGCAGAGTACAACTTGGCGACGATGACGGCATAAACCCGTAGGGTGGGCACCGCCCACCACCCCGTAGCCCTCACCCCCTAGCCCCCTCTCCCAGGGAGGAGAGGGGGGACATGACCTCTTAGGCTTGCCCTCCTATGCGTGACGCTTTTCTGTCTTCGCTGCTGAACATCCTCACCGCCTATCACCACAAGCTGGCGGTGCATGAGAGCGGCCCTGCCAACACGCCCCAGGCCACGGAGGCACTGACCCACCTGGCCAAAGCTATCAGCCTCATCGACCAAGCCCTATCCGCGAAGCCCTAACCCATGCCCTGGCTGGAACCCGATAACGCGCCCGACTACAAGTTCCTCGGTACTGGCGACCTCCAGTATCGGGATAGGTTTGGGCGCTATGCCATCTGCGGCGGCTGCAATGCCGATGACTGGTTTGTGTTCCAGGAGCTACGCGAGGAAGCGGTGGGCATCCTCCAAGATTCTGAGGCCAGCCCGGAGGAGGTCTACGTCAGCCATGCTCGGTTTCAATGGCTGGTTAATTGGTGTTTAATCGCTTCCGGCATCCCCGCCGAAACCGTCAGCGTCCGCCAAGCGATGCGCCTGCTGTTTGCCCGCAAGGAGGCCGACGAAATTATCACCGCCCCCCTGCTGCTGCTGAACCAGCCCCCGGCCCAGCGCCACCCCCACAGCCCCGGTGCCGATCCGGGCTTGCCCATCAGCGACAAGGCCAGTTTGTTGGCGGCGTTGGTTGGCCAGTGCAACAGCCTCGCGGAGGTGGACGGGCTGATGAGTCGCCCCTTCCGGGAGCTATTGGCGGTGGCGGAGGATCGCAGTTGGGTGGCCAAGCCAGCGAAGGAACGCCACCACGCCACGATGATGGCCGATGCCCCCCAGGCCATGAGCCGCATCGACCAACTGCTGAACCGACTGGAGGCCGAGGGCGATGGCTAGAGATTTTAAGCTGGGCTTCAAAATTTCCGCCGATGGCGGCGACCAAGCGGCCAAGGAAGTGGCCCGCATGGAGCAAGCCCTAAAGAAGGTGCGCGAGGAGAATGCCCAGGTGGCCCGCACCGCTGCCGCCCTCAAAAATTCCTACAAGCTCAACGACTCCGAGATCCGCCAGGTCATTGGGGCGATGAAGGACTTGGAGAATCAGACCTCCAAGACTGGGAACGTGATGAACTCCATCTTTCAGGGGGTGGGGCAACAGCTTGGCCAGAACGTGTTGGCTGGGGTGCAGCGCCTCGCCACCGGATTGCCCAACGCCGCCGTCGAATCCTTCCGAGGGTTCGATGCTGCCGTGCGCCAGAGCGGGGTAATCAGCGGGGCCAGCGAAGAACAACTGGCCAGCCTGCGCGGCGAAATCGAGCGGCTGGGTATCGTCACCTCCAAAAGCCCGGAGGAGATCGGCCAGGTGAGCGTGGCCCTATCCCGCGCAGGCTTCACCGCCACCGAGCAGGTCGCCGCGCTAGAAGGCATCGCCCGTGCCAGTGAAGCCACCGGGGAATCGGTGCTGGCGGCGGGCGACATCATCGGCAAAACCATCCGCACCTTTGGCCTCTCTGCCGACGAAGCCGGGACGGTGGGCGACATCCTCACCGCCACCGCCAACAACACCAACTCCAGCATCCTCACCCTGGGCGAATCGTTTCAGTACGTCGGCCCCGCTGCTGCCGCCGCCAACCAACCGCTGGGAGACACCGCCGTGCTGCTGGGCCTGCTAGGCGACCAGGGCATTCAGGGCAGCATGGCAGGCACCAACCTAGCCGCCGCACTGGAGCGACTGAAGATCGCCAGCGCCGGGATGGAGACCGAGTTCTCTGGGTTGGTGCGAGGGAGCGCCCGTGCCTCCCAAGCGTTCGATGCCATCGGGGTAGGGGTGAGAAACGCCGATGGCTCGATGAAGTCGGTGCTGGAGATCCTGCCGCTGATTCAGCAGAACATGACCAGCCTCAGCCAGCAGGACAAGGACGTGCTGATGAAGGCGTTGTTTGGCGTGGAGGGTGGCCGCGCCTTCCAAGCGCTACTCAACACCGCCCCCGAACGGATCGCCCTGGTGAACGATGCCGTGCAGAACTCGGCGGGGCTGGCCGAGGAGAGCAGCAAGAAACTACTGGAAGGATTGAACGGGGCACTGCTGTTGTTCGAGGGTTCGGCCCAAGGGGCGCTGGCCGCGATTGGCGAGTTCCTGGCGGTGGGCATTGAGCCGACCGTGCGCGGGGCCACCCTGTTGATCAACACCTTCCTAGGGTTGCCGGGGCCAATTCAAAAAGCGCTGATTGGTACCGCCGCCTTCACCACCATCCTCGCCGCAGCCGCCGCTGCCGTCACCGCCTACAACGCCGCCAACGGCACCAAGATTTTGCAGGATGTGATCTCCAGCGCAGGCACCATCAAAAACACCGCCGCCCAACTGGCCAACACCGCCGCCACCACCGGGGCTGCTGGGGCCAGAGCCGCCCTGGTGTTTGCCTACCAAGCCAACATCGGGGCGCTGCTGGCCGACAGCGCAGGGCAGGTCAAGAACGCCACCGTCACCGCTGCCAACACCGCCGTTACCCAGGCCAGCGCCGCCGCCAAAAGCGTTCTCGCTGCGGCCACCGGGCAAGCCACCGCCGCCCAACTGGCGCAGACCGCTGCCATCGCCAAGGGCACCATCGCCCTAGGGGCCGTGGCCGGGGCCGCTGCCAGCGTGGCCCTGGTGGCCGACACCTTCAACGCCGTGACCGAGCAGGCCGGAGCCACGCGCAAAAGCACCGAGGAGGTCAAGACCGCACTGGCCGCGATGGCCGATGCTGGCACCGCTGCCGGGGATGAAATCAGCCGCAGCATTGGGGCCGAGGCTGGGCAGAACTTCAACGCCCTACGCGAAGACATTGGCGGGTTTCAGCGACTGCTAGACGACCTGATCCGTGGCCCTATCCCCGGACTGGCCACCGCCACCGAGGCCGCCAGCAACCGTAGCGCCATCGCCTTCAATGAACTCATCACCGCCACCGATGATGTGAAGCTGGCAGCGGCAGAGGTGGCCACCGACCTAGAGAAGGGGCTGGCCGTTGACCCCGCTGTGATTGAGGAAACCGTCGCCGGGATTGATGCGGCCATCAATGCCCTGAAGGAACAGAAGCCCGTCACCGAAGAAGACATCGCCCGTCGCGATGCCCAGATGAAACAGCTCAACCTCTACCGCGACCGCATTGGTGCGACCACCGCAGGCGTAACGGCCATGGGCGATGCCACCGGAGGCTTGACCGACCGCATCAAGGAAATGGACGAGGCGCTGAAGTCGGCACTGGGCGGCATCGACCTCACCAAGCTGCAAGCCCAGGCGAAGATCCTGGAGCAGTTGGCCCGTGGGGAAATTTCCCAAGACCAGGCCGATACCCAACTGGCCAACCTGGAAAGCCAAACCCTAGAGCAACGCTTCCGGGCACAGACCGACAACCTCAACAACCTCCGCAAGCTGCGGGCCGAGGCCGAGGAGGGCAGCGCCCAAGCCATTGAGCTAGACAAGCAGCTCCAAGCTGCCGAAACCGCCGTGGCCCAGACCCGGATTCAGATGGCCCGCGATACCCTCGACAACCAGAAGGCCACCAACGAAGAAGCCGTCGCCGATACCGAGGCTACCGCTGAGGCCACCACCACCGCCGTGACCGACGCCGCCGACACCCAAGCCGATGCCGCCAAGGCCGCAGAGGAAGCCGCCAAACGCCAAGCCGATGCTCTGAAGGACGCCCGCGACGAAGCCAAGCGCCTCGCCGAGGAAACCTTCGGCGACAGCCAGCGGGAGGAGGGGGCACTGTTCAGCAAGTCCCAGGCCGCGAACGCCGAAGCGTTCCAAAAATCTCAGCAGGCCAGCGCCAAAGCATTCAACAAATCCCAGCAGGCCGACGCCAAGGCGTTCCAAAAAACCCAGTCCACCGAGGCCAAGGCGTTCCAGTCCAGCCAGCAGTCCGACCAGGATGCCTTTGCCCAGGGCCAAGCCGCCCAGGCCAAAGCCTTCCAACAGCAGCAGCAGGCCGAGGCCAAGGCATTCCAGGATAGCCAGCAAGCCGCCGCCAAAGCCTTCCAAAAAGCGCTGGAGGCCGAACGCGACAAAGGCAACCGCGAATTTGATGCCCTGGGCCAGGAGGTGGAGCGCCGCCTCGCCCTGAGCCAAGCCACTAAGGAAGAAGCCGATGCCCTGAAGGCCCAGTACGCTGAGGAGGATCGGCTGCTGAAGGAGCGCAAGAAAATCGAAGCGGAGGTGCTGCGGCAACGGGGCTCCATCCTCTCCAGTGCCGACACCGACCTGTCGCCATTGGAGAAGGCCCGCGCCGAATTTGAGGAGCGCATCCAGGCCAAGGCCGCTGCCTTCGCCGAAGCCCAAGCCGCCGAGGCCGAAGCCTTCCAGGAAGCCCAGGCGCTAGAGGCCGAAGCCTTCGCCGAAACCCAGCGCCAAGCCGACCAAGCCTTCAAGGAGGAACAACAGGCCCAGGCCGAAGCCTTCCGGGAGCAGCAGGAGGCCAACGCCGAAGCCTTCCGGGAGCAGCAGGAGGCCAACGCCGAAGCCTTCGCCGAAGACCAACGAGCCAAGGACAAAGCCTTCCGGGAGGAACAGCAGGCGGCGTCCGAAGCCTTCGCCAACCAACAGCGGGAGGCCGACCGGGCATTCAAGGAGCAGCAGCGCCAACTGGACAAACAGAACGCCGACCAAATCGCCGCGATCCTCGCCGCTGCCAAGCCCGCTGGAGCCACCCCCCGCAAAGACGGTGGCCCCATCCGCGCAGGCCAAACCTACCTGGTGGGCGAGGTGGGGCCAGAGCTGATTGTCCCCAGCCGCAGCGGCTACGTCCTCACCGCCAAGGAGACCGCCGCCCTAGAGCGCAGCCTGAACGTGGTGGCTCCGGCCCTGTCGG